TTTTTGAATTGTATCGGAATATAAAATGGCAACAAGAAAGGCACTTGTTTTAGTTTCAGGTCTATTTCAGGAGTTAAATTCTTCTTCTGATAAATTAGATTTTGCTGGAAATAGTACAACCGATTTAAGTGAAGGTTCAAATCAATATTTCACAACATCAAGAGCTAGAGGATCAGTATCTGTAACTGATAGTGGTGGGGATGGATCTTTAGCTTACAACAGTACTTCTGGAGTAATTACATATACAGGTCCCTCAGCCTCTGAAGCTAGGGCACATTTTAGTGTTGCATCTGGATCAGGATTATCTTACAACTCAAGCACTGGAGAATTTGGTACAAGTGCAATACCTAATGCACAATTAGCTAATTCAGCAGTTACTATTGGAAGCACTAGTTTATCTCTTGGAGGCACACAAGGCACCTTTGTAGGTTTAACTTCACTTGCTTCCAATAAATTAGTATCTGGAGTTGAAAATGCAGCTAATTCAATTGAATTAATTGATGGAAAGATTTTTTTCGAAGGGTCAACTGCAGATGCAAATGAAGTGATATTAACTGCAGCTGATGCTACAGGAGGAGACAAAACTTTAACTTTACCAAATGAAACTGGAACAATATTATCTACAGCATCTTCGATTGCTAACAGTAATTTAGCTAATTCTTCATTAACAGTTGGAAGTACTTCTATATCTTTAGGAGGTACAGCAACTACGATAGCTGGATTATCCTCTTTGACTTCTACAACATTAGTTGGTACTACTTTAATATCAGGTTCAGCTGATGCTGCAAACTCAATAAAACTTGTAAGTGGAACTTTAGTTTTTGAAGGTTCTACTGCAAATGATTTTGAAACAACTGTATCTGTTACTGATCCTACAGCTGACAGAACAATTACATTTCCAGATGCAGCTGGTACTGTAGTTTTATTAGGATCTTTAAGTGTAGCTGGTGGTTCAGGGTTAACATATAACTCTGGTACAGGTCAGTTTGGTACTAGTTCTATACCTAATGCACAATTAGCAAATAGCACTGTAACAATTGGTAGTACAGCTGTTGCTTTAGGAGCAACTGCTACAACATTTACTGGATTAGCTTCAATAACTTCTACAGCTGTAGTGACGAATGATAGTGGATTTAGAGTTAGAGATAATTCAGATAATACAAAACAACTAGCTTTTGAATGTTCGAGTATATCGGGGAGCACTACAAGAACATTAACTATCCCAGATAGTAATGGAACAATTGCTACTCAGGCATATGTACAGTCTCAAATAACTGCTGAAGATCTCGATGTCACAACAGATTCAGGAACTATAGCTATTGATTTAGATTCTGAAGCTCTACAGCTTTCTGGAGGTACTGGTATTGATACAAGTGCTTCTGGAAATACAGTTACAGTGGCTGTAGATTCAACTATAGCAACTGAAAGTTTTGCTACCGCAATAGCAGTAGCGTTATCATAGTATTATGGCAACCCAAGTTCAATTTAGAAGAGGAACGACAGCTGAGCACACTGGCTTTAAAGGAGCCGATGGAGAAGTTACGGTAGATACTTCTCTAAAAACTGTTGTTATTCATGATGCTCTTACAAATGGTGGATTTCCTGTATTAAGACAAGATGGATCTAATTCACAATTTAATAGAGGTACAACTAATAATTGTGCTTTAAAATTTTCAGGAGATCCAAATACAGGTTTAATATCACCAGCTTCAGATGAAATAGCTTTAGTAACTGGTGGGTCTAGCCGTCTTACAATAGATGCTAATGGAGCTGCTACCTTTACTGGAAATGTCCAAGTTGATGGAACTTTATCAGTAACAGGAAGCTTCGATTCCGGAGAAAACTTAGCATTAATTATTGCTTTAGGATAATATGGCAAACACCTTCAAAGTCGATACAAAATCAAGTTGTACAACTGATGCACATACGAGCTCAACTGCGAATGTCTTATCCGCTGGAGGTTCTGCAACCTTAGTTCTTTTAAGTATTTTAGTTGCAAATAAAACAGGAGCTAGTGCGGATGTAGATGTTTTCTTGGTAACTAATACAGGAGATGATGTTTTTCTTTTAAGAAATGCACCAATACCAGCTGGATCTTCACTTGAATTAATTAGTGGTTCAAAAGTAATTTTGGAAAGTAGTGATGTTCTTCGTGTTAGAGCTGATACTGCTAGTGCTATTGACGTTACTGTAAGTTATCTAGAGCAGACCTAAAATGGGATTAACAACAAATAATGATCTTGTTAATTTATCTACTAATTTTGAAAGTCTCAAAGCCAAAGTTGAGGCAATTGAGATTATTGTTTATGGAGAAAAGGTTTTAGAACTTGATGATTCTACTTGGGAAAATATTCGAAAAAAAAGAGATTATATTTTAAAATCCACAGATTGGACTGTTATTCCTGGATGTAGTGTTGATCAAGCTCAATGGTCTGCATATAGACAAAATTTAAGGGATATTCCTCAAACTTTTAAAATAATTACAGATGTTGTATGGCCGAGTCAACCAACTACTTCTGGACCTAATTCTTAGAAAGTTCTCATATTCACTGAGCTTAAAATAAACAGAGATACCAAGATGATTCTCGAT